TCTATTTTGTTTTACAGGTTGGTATTTCAAAAGTAAGAGCAAATGAAACGTTTATTATGCCTAAAGTTGAAATGACAGAAGAAGAAAAAGGACACGATAATGCTTTATATAAAAAAGTTGTAAAAGATATTGATGATTTAAATAGTAAACAAACTTATGAATTAAGTAGAACTATTAAACCTAGAGAAAGTGCTAATCAAAATTGTTATGTTGTTGTTAAGATTACACAAGAAGGAGATAGTGTTGTTAAAAAAGAAATTTTGGAGTGTGCAGATGGTAGAAAAGGTTTAATTACACCTAACTATTGGGAAATGTTTGCACAATTCTATTATAGAGATGTATCGGCTCCAGAATATTGCCGATATTATAGTAGACCAGATCACGTCTTTAAATCGTTCGGAAAGACGTGCCTAAACAAGGACGGTGAATGGAGAGTACAATAATGTTTAAGAACATTATAATCGCTACACTTTTATATATGCTAGTGTTTAACGTATCTTTTAAAGACTTTTTTAAGACAATTAGAAAAGGACTTGACAAAGCCGAAGAAATAGTATATGATGTTAATAGGAGTGTGAAATAATATGATGATAAGAAAAATAATAACGATCACAATACTTGGCATGTTGCTAGGTGCTTGTGCTAATACAGGTTTAAATCAAACCTATGAAATTAAAGCAGAAAAAGAACGAACTGTAGATATAGTTCCTGCTTGGTACATGAATCAAATTAAACAAAAAGAAGTTTGTAATTTTAACTCTATAGAGTCAAGAGGTACAGACAAAGTATGTTTATTTGGTGCAGGTACCGCTGTATCACCTGATTTAAATCTTGCAATTGAAAAAGCTAGAATGTTAGCAAAAGCGGATATCGCTGATGTTATCAAAGGCGAGATGAACAAACAATCTAAACAGTTTATAACTGAATTAGGTAAATCAGAAACTAAAACTATAGTATCACAAGTTGAATCAACTTTAGTGAATATAATACAAAATACACCTGTTAGAGGGTATGAAGTATTTGCACAAGAAGTGACATCAACAAATCAAGGTTACTATAGAGCTTGGGTAGGATTAAAGTTACCTTTAGGTGAGTATAATAAGATGTATCATTACAATATTGAAGAAGTAGCGAACTCTTATAAACTTAAAGAAAAGGCCGATCAAGCGTTTAAAGAAACTACTAAAGAAAAAACAGTACAATAATATGAGTGATATATCTCACGTCATATTATACAGTAAAGACAACTGTGGTTATTGTGTAAAGGCCAAATCGTTATTAAATAACCTTGGCCTTACATACACAGAAAAAAAGATAGAAAATTTTTTGACAACAGAAGCTTTATTTGAAGAAATTGGTAAACAAGTAAGATCAATGCCTCAAATAAAAATAAATGGTGAATTAATAGGTGGTTATAATCAGTTGATGGAATATCTTATTGATAAAAAACTGGTTAACTTTCAAGGTCAACCTATTAAGTAATGACCTTACATATGACTGATGATAAAATTATTTTATTTCCAACAGATAAAATTGTTAATAAAGAAACAGCCAAACAAAATCCTGAAGGAAGTGAAAAGGTAAGAGTAGATAGAACAAAAGAATTTGTAGAAGGAAATGTTGATGAAATAGCTATGAATATACTACGACAATTCGTAGAAATGGCCATGTTGACAGAAAAACCAGAATTTACAAAAGACTTTGGATTATTAGTAGATATATTAAGAGGTATGATATATAGAGATTTTGACGTTACACACCCAGCACAAAGACTTGCTGATAAAATTGTAGATGTAAAAATGTCAAGATTTGGCCCACAAGTTGTAATTGATTATAATAAAGTGTTGCCAGAAGAAAATCACAAACCACATAAACCATTAAACAAAGATATTAAAGATGAAATTAAAAGAAGAAATGATGGTTGGACAGACTTTGAAGCAGATTTTGATTTACCTGAAGAAACAGATGACAGATAGATTACACGAAATTCCTAATGGAATCGCCGTCGCCGGTTGTAAAATAGCCAACACAAGGAGAAACTAATGTTAAAAACATTAAAAAGAGCTCTTGCAAGTGGCAAGACTTCAAAAACACAAAGAGTATTAGAGTTACTAGAAACTGGGAAATCAGTATCTTGGAAAACTTTAAGAACTAAATTTGATCTAACATCGCCAAGAGCTATGGTAGATAAATTGAGAGCAGCTGGTAATATGATCTATATTAACAAAACTGCTCAAGGTACTTTCTATAGACTTGGTGCACCATCAAAAGCGATCATCGCTGCTGGTATCAAAAAACTATACGGTACTTCATACGCTTACAATGCGTAATTAGTTAAATGATGGAGGCGAGAAATATATAACGCTCGCCTTCGTTACAAAAGGAGATTTATGGCATACGAATTAAAAAGAAAATTTAAAGATGGATTATTAGTAGAAAGAAAAATATCAGCATTATCAAATAGAGAACCTTATTCAAAAGAAATCAATGAAGAATTGGGTGAGGGAGGCGGACTAAATGCAGGCTACAACGTAGTTGAAGCCGTTGCTAAGTACGCTAATGAACAAGGTAAAAAAGGTAAAGAATATGGAAAAGATTTTATATTTAAAACTACCAGTTACAATGAAGTAATGGGAGATGAAACTGTAATTTTTGAACATAAATCATAATGATACTAGTAGACCTAAATCAAGTTTTAATATCAAACCTTATGGCACAGACCAGAGGTAAATCGGATATTAAACCCAATAAAGAAATGATTAGGCATATGGTTATCAATTCATTAAGAGGATTCAATTTAAAATTTAAAGAACAGTATGGCACTATGGTATTATGTGCTGACGCAGGCGACCCTTGGCGTAGAGATATTTACCCTAATTATAAACACGCTCGCAGAAAAGGCCGTGTAGATTCAGCCACAGATTGGGATAATATATTCAATTGTATTACAGAAATCAAAAACGAAATTGCAGAAAACTTTCCTTATGTAATGATGTACATAGAAAAGGCCGAAGCAGATGACATTATAGGTGCATTGGTGTTTAATCACACAAATAGACCTATTATGATTATCAGTGGTGACAAAGACTTTATACAATTACAATCAAATAAAAATGTTAAACAATATAGTCCTATACAAAAGGTATTTGTTGGTGAAGGTTTAGATCCTAAGAAATTTTTACACGAACAGATTATAAAAGGTGACCGTTCAGATGGTATACCTAATATATTAAGTCCAGACGACATCTTTTTAACAGGTGAGAAACAAAGACCTATTAATAAGAAACGACTTGAAGAATGGGCCAACGTTAGTAATATACCTCTTGGCAGTGAAACCAGTAAATATTATGAGAGAAACAAACAATTAATAGACCTTTCTTGTATGCCAAAAGAGCTTGAAAGAACTATTATAAATACATATAGAGAGTATAAGATACCTAACAGGTCCAAACTGTTACCTTATTTTATGCAACACAAACTAAAAGCATTGATGACAAACATTGGTGATTTTTAATATTCGAATATTGGAGTAATTATGGAACAAGAAACACCTAGGCACTCAAGCCTAATGAGTAAAAAAGGAATGGAGTCAGTAGCTCGTACGGCCACTAACGCTAGACCTTTAGCACACGAAATATTTACACAAGTAAATAACGCAAAAGATAAACCTAAAAAAATTGAAGTGTTAAAAAAACACGATAGTCAAGCATTAAGACAGTTATTAAAAGCTGCTTTTGACCCTAAAATTGTTTGGGATATACCAGAGGGAAATCCACCATTTATACAAAATGATGTACCTGAAGGAACAGATCACACATCTTTACTAGATGAAGCAAGAAAGTTATATCTTTTTATTAAAGGTGGTAGTAATATACCTAAAGCTAAAAAAGAAATGCTTTTTATACAAATGTTAGAAGCATTACATAAAGATGATGCTCAAGTATTAATTGACATAAAAGACAAGAAATTGAATCTTACATATAAAGGTCTCACAGAAAACTGTGTAAAAGAAGCCTTTAATTGGAACGACCAATTCACAAGAAACTAAGGTTTTAAGGGTTTTCCTAAAAAACCCTTTAAAAACAATGACTTCAAGTCATTGAATCTAAACACTTATTTCTTTATTATAACACTTGACCTAAACACATTAAAGTGTTACCTTATCCATATAAACAACAAACAATAAATATATGAAGAAGTTTTTAATTTATATCACTATACTAGGTTTACTAGTGTATGGCCTTTTAACCCTTTTTATGAAATCGGTTAAGGCTAGTGAATATAATACGGCTGTTATAGGCCACGTGATAACACAAAAGGTATCTGGCCAACCAGTTGATGCCTCTAAATTGATGGAACAAGAACTGGCACGAGTTGCACATTTGTTTGCTCTTGATAGTATCAATATATTGCAGAAGTACTTACCCGCTATATTAGATAAAGCGGCCGCAGAACTAAGACTTGAAGCAGACAAATCATATAAATGCAGTTTACTAAAGGATACAAAAATACAGGACGATTGTAAATAATGTATGATAAAGGTAACAAAAAGAAAAGTTTTAGCAGTTAAAAAGAAACTTATGCCATTGTTATCTTCAAAAGACAAATATTCAACCACATATAAAGATATTAAAAAGTTTTTCACAATACTCAACGAAGGATTATTTGATAACAAATTATCACCGTTTAACGATATAGAAATTAAAGAACTTAAATATCAAAGATGTATGGGACAAGTAATTCAATTAGATTTCAAAAGAAAAGGTACTAGAGTACATAAATTAGAAATGGATATTAAATACGATAATAAAAAAGATTTCTTGGAAACGTTAGCCCACGAAATGGTACATCTTTATCAATTTACACAGATAAATGATAATGGTGCCCACAACAAACTATTTTATAGTTTCAAACCAAAACTTAAAAGTGTAGGTTTAAAATTATAAAACAACATAGTATATATAATGAACGTAGTGAATGAAGAAAAGAAAACAAAAAAGTTTAAAGACGAGTATCTAAAGCCAATCATATTAAACGCAGTAAAGAAAGTAGAAGAATTTGCCTGGTTTAAAAATAAAGGTGAAAAAGAAGTTTATTATGAAGGACACTTTCAGGAAGATGTATTGAATAATTTTTCACAAAGAGAATCAGAAAAAATATTTAGCACTATGTCAAAATATTTAAACGATAATCGTTTATTATTCTTACAGAAGAAAGTTAAAGTTAAATACTTAGAAAAAACAGATAATGGTATGTTAGTAGATGCTTCGCAGTATCATTACGAGTATATCATAAGTAAACGATAATGAAACACAGACCTTTAAAGTGGTATTTTAAATACCATTGGCCACGTAAGATACGATTTCACGTTAGACAGATAATGGCAATTGCCGGCATATGTTTAATAGGTTTTGGTATTGGTACATTTTATCCTAATTATATATCTAAAATAAACATAGAAGAAAAAGCTGCTGATAAAACTATTTTATGGGCAAAAGAAATTGGCTTCGCAGAACCAAGAATTACGGTTGGTTCAGATGAAGAATTTATAAAAACAATGCAAAAGTGTATCGCCTATCTTAATTTAGAATTACATAAAGGCGAAAGAATACCAGACGATCTTATTATTGCACAGGCCATTATTGAGAGTAACGCAGGTCTAAGTAGATTTGCTCGTGAAGGACATAATTTATTTGGTATACGAGTATGGAATAAAGACGCAGGTATATTACCACACGGTTATACTGATACATTATCTTGGCGTGTTAAATCATATAATACAAAATGTGCTTCCGTCCGCGATTATATTAAAATCCTTAATACTAAACAGGCATATACTGAATTTAGAAAAATAAGAGATAGACAAAACAAATGGTATGGTAAAGTTGATGCTATAGAATTAGCAAAAGCTCTTGATAGTTGGAGCACTACAAAAGACTATGACCAGCAAGTTATAAATATAATTAAAAAATTAAGACAAGATGGAAAGATCGTAATTAAAAGATGACAAAAGAAAGATCAAAAATATACGAGAGAAATCCTGATACTGGTGTAATACGTTGGAGATATGTTGGTGAGTCACATGATAAGTTTGGTTGGCCAAATTATGGTAGATTACTTAAACAAACAAAAGGGAAACAATGAACGAAGTACTATTTTTTAGTGGAGCAATTCTAATTATAGGATTAAGTTATCATCTTGGTTATAAAAGTGGGTTATCAAAAAACTATAAAGAACAGATAAAAGAATTTATTAAAGGAATGACAGTGTCAAAAATGACAGCTGATTATTTTGATAGGTGTGCTGTAAATGAAACAAAACAATTTTTAAAATTTTTAGGCATAAAAAAACCAAATGAAAAATTTATCATTGTACCTAAACGACCTACAGTAGAAGAAATAGATAGACTAGACAAATAATTAAATGATTTTAACTATATTATTATTAATATCAGGCCTTGCAGTATCTTTTATAGGAGCTTATTATTCTATATTAGGTTTGGCTACATTGTTTGCTGGTGCCTATTGGGCAGTCATTACAATGGGTATCACATTAGAAGTGGCCAAATTGGTAACAGTGTCTTGGTTATATCGTAATTGGAAACTAGACTTATTACCACAATCAATACGTATGTATCTATTATCGGCCGTATTAATGTTAATGTTTATAACCTCTATTGGTATCTTTGGTTTTTTATCAAAGGCCCACTTAGATACATCAGCTCCCAATACAGGCAATAGATTATTAGTAAAGAATATTGAAAGACAAATAGAATCTGAAAAGAAATCAATTACAGGTGCTCAAAAAATTGTAGACCAACTTGACAAGGCACTTGATAAAGTTATAGATAAAGACGCTGATAAAGGTTTAATTGAAAGACAGAAACAACAAAATGAAAGAAACCGTGCTAATAACATTATAACATCTTCATCTAATAAAATTACACAATTATCAAATCAAAAATTAAACTATGATAAAAATCAATTATCAATAGATAAAGAAATAGGGCCATTTAAATATGTTGCTGAAATACTATTTGGTGATGCTGATGATGGTAACCTAGATAGAGCAGTAAGATTTGTTATTATATGTTTATTATTTGTATTTGACCCATTAGCTGTATTAATGTTGGTTGCAGTGAACGTATCTCTTAAAGAAAGAGAATTGAGAAATAATCCAACTCCTATTAATACTGTAAAAACAACTCAAAAAATTGATAAAGAATATGAGGTTTGGGTAAAAGAATTATATAGACATAATTTGAAAAGATTAGATGATGATGAAATTAAAGTAAAATTAGATCAAATCTATGATTTAGAAAAGAAAAAGAAAGGAAAAGATGACAAAAATATTTAGTATATTTCTATTAATTCTTTTGGTAAATTGTACAACTACAACTAATACAAACAATACACCAAAATCACCAATAGAAAATATTGTAGATACTTTTAAAAGTATACCATTTCCAACAAGATAGTTGACATTACAACTTAAATCTGATATAATGAAAGAATATGAAGTTAAATCTTACAAGTAAATTACAACAAAAACTAATAGATAACGCATTTAGAGCTTGTAAAAAAGCAGATTCTAAATGGGCACAAAAATTTTGGTTTGGTGTTTGGAAAAAACTATGTCAAAGATATAAAAAAGGTATACATTAATGGAAAATGATATAAAACCTTATATGTCTAAAATAGAAATAGATAAACTAGTTGAACATATAAAATTATTACCTAAAAATTCTGTAATAATAGAATGGGGAAGTGGCGGCACAACAATAGAATTATTAAAAAAATATCCTAAATCATTATTCGTAGAAATT